AAGATCGGTTTCATGGTCTTTTCTCCACTGGGGGTTGTGAGATTAACATGGCTCACTATTTAAAGCTTGTCAACCCCAAAGTTGAATTCCGGTCATGATACCATGCTTCCTACCATCTTCATGTCCACGCGGACACCGAAGTGCTCTTTCACAGCCTTCATTATCGGACCCTTTCCTTCGACCTCTATGGTATCCAGGAAATCCCTCACTTCTTGTTCAGAGACCATCGACGGAAGGTACCTGTTCAGAAATTCGAGCTCTCGAAGTCCCTCGACTGTAGCCCGAATATTCATGTTTTCCTCTGTCGTTCCCCTCAACTTTTTGAGAACCCGGACAGCATCGTGATCATTAGTTTCCCGTGTTTGTCCGATCTTCCCGAGGGCCATGATTTCAGATATCACGAAAGTCGAGAAAGGAGCAAGAGGATCCTTTGCTTTCCGAAGACGGATGCTATCGGCTTTGATCTGGGATAGGATGTCCATTACATCATTCCTAGAGCGGCCTTGTACAGATCGAGGATGGCTTCCTCTTCTGCAAGTTCATCCGGCTTTCGTTTCCGGAGGGCGACAATTTTGCGCAGGATCCGTTGATCGAAACCACGTCCTTTTGCCTCTGCCATCACCTCGCGTTGCTGAAGCAAAATCTCATGCCGTTCAGCGGCCAGAGTTTCAAATCGCTCAATGAATTGCCTAAGTTCATCCCCGATAATTCCATTGCTGTTGTGCCCGGTCATATCATCGTTCATTCTCAACTAACTCCTTCAATTGTATCGCGGCTTCCACTGCCGCATCAAATTCTTCTCGGTTGTTGGACAGTGCAACGCACGTCCATAGTTGTTCCATGGACAGTCCACTGAAGAAGGCATTGCCTATCGCGGAACCCATATAATTCCAATCTGTGATTTCAAAGTTCGGTCGGTGTCGCAATTTGAAGTGTACCGTCTCGAACAATCAGGGTATGCCTTTTACACCCGTGAATATTGCCCACCAGCCGGTGATATTCCCTGCCGCCGTCAATGCAGATTTCCTTGTCGGATGTGCAAAAGAAGTCGTGTCGGTGCCGTGAGAAAATAATTTCCCCTCCCGATTCCACGGCATCAATTTCTTGATCTTCGATCCAAGCTCCGTTGGTGACCATGAGATTGCCCGCCTGATAATACAGGGCCATGTATCGCGACTTTGAAACCGGATGGGGCTCGGCCGTATAGAATACTGAACAGGAGACGCCCTTATGTTCAGTTGATACTACAAATTTCGCATCATAGTGTTCTTCCACCTTTCGGAGATTGTCCGGGGTAAAGTGGAGGCAATGATTGATAATTTCAGGCATGAAGTTCCATATCTCCTAGCAATCTTACCGCTTTGGGATCCGTTCGATCACGGACAAAAATATAGGCACAGGTGTCCAGGGGAATCAGATGAGTGACCTCGCCGTCCCGAATCGGATAAGTCGGATCACGGACAATACCTGCCACGAAACCATCATTTATCGCGAAATGAACCTTTTCCGCAATCGTGTCCCAATCAGCCCCGAGGACAATCGTTGTCCCGAACCCCTGAATTGTCTGTTTGGACCAGTCGATGAGATCATGTCTGTCCCGTTCGGAGAACCTGCTTTCAACCTCGTGGACGAACATGTTGGCAGCGTGACACGCTTGGGCACACGCCTTTCCAGGATTCATTGATGCCAGATCCGTGCGCATCAGAATATACAGAGTTTCGAGTCCTGTGATCATGAACTTTTCTCCCGGGAACTGATCAGAGTAATGACGGTGACCATTACAATTGCCACGTTTGTGAACACGGAGGCCGCTACAGTCGCGATCCAGCCATCGATGAACATGAAATACCAAAGAGGAACCAGAGATAGTTTGGCCAGCAAAATCAAGAAGATTGCCAATGAGATAGTCGGCACCACGGTTTGATTTTCGGCCATTTTCCCGATCGCACTCTTGATTACCAAGTCGGTTCGAACCAAGGCCAGTGATACCAACCCGAAACCGACCCAGATCAATGTGCCAAGGACCCACATGAATCCTTCGTGCACCAAAAGGCCCAGGATAAGGAGAGTGTAAGGAAAGAACACGCTCAGTGAGGTTCGGAGAATGTTGTCGATCATTGATTTTCCAGTCTATTAGTGAAGTGTGTCCGTCACCGCAGGCATCATCTCAAACATTTCCCTCGCGTAGGAACCGTGACCGGCTTTGATGATTTCCACGACTGAAGCATATCTATCGTGACAATCTACCGGAAGCACTTTCAGTCCCTTGAACCGCTCGTCATATTCTTCCACACGGTGAATGAACTGGATCGCGGAAACCTCATCATCAAAAGTAACCGCTCGATCTACCGCTACCACGTTCTGCGTGGAGAAGAAGGCAACATTCTCAAATATTCCGAGAAAGATGCCAAGTTCCTCGTTGGCAACCATGTATCGTGTCACCGAGATTTCCATTGCTTCTTCAACTCTGCGATGTCATGTTCCATCCGACTCTTATCGAACCCAGGATACCGGCTCCAGAATTTGAGTTTCCTCTCGCAGATTTCAAGCTCAATTCCGGCTTGCCGTTTCTCCACGGGTGAATCGGAATTCACTTCGATGAACTTGAGGAAGAAGTGGTTCTCCAGGTGCTTCCGGTAAAGCCGGTTCGGATCTGGATCCTTCATGAAAAAGGAAGATCCGGATTTATCATCGCGATAGAAGAACATTGTTCAGTCCATCCTCGATTCGACCCGAGCATTGATATCCAGGTTGTCGCGAAGGACCTTGGCGAAAGCTCTCGCGTAGGCTTCCTTCTTCTGGAGGCTCTGATTGTAGGCTGAGACGCTCATATACACGCCGCCAAGATATTCGTCCCGGTGCATCCGATGGGTGTTCTTGGCCCAACGGGCAAACTGCGAGGTTGCCGGTTTGACGTGAACGGAAGCGAAACCACAAACTCCATCTTCCACAAAGTAGGTGGGCTTGGAGTTGTCGAGGTCACCCGAGAACAGATGCGTCTCCGTTCCGACGACCATGGGCACAACTTTCAGGGCCGAGACGGCAGCTTCCCCCGCCTCGTGGGCCTCTTTCCAAGCGGCTTCAAACACGGTAGACATGAGTATTGGTCTCCTCTGACTATGAAGATACCATACTACAATTTACCAGCCGTGTCTAGACCCAAATTCTTTTCTAACCCCAAAGAATTTTTCTATCCAGTCCCGCGTTCTCTCCACGAATACTTGACATGAGCCATCGTCCACCGTGATAACCGTTACCAGTTGTCCGATCGGAACTCCTGTCCTCTCATAGAAGAAATAGGCATAGGCAGACTCCTGGAGAAAGTAGTTTGTGATCCAATCCCGTTGCTTCTCATTCCTGGAAGTTTTGAAATCCACGATGCTCAACTCACCGTCCCATTCGGCGATATTGTCCACGCGGCCAGCACATCGAAGTTTATCTGAATACAGGGCGACCTCAAGACCGAATATCGTGCCCATGTGTTTGTCCAACGCAGGCTTCAATTTCCGGAAGGAATTCTTGGTAGCATAATTCGCATCCGAAAGATACTCTAGATCATTCTTCAGATATTTTTCCACAGTTTCGTGGACCGCTGTTCCGCGTTTGGAAGCGATCCGTGAGACCAGCTTTGCCTCTTCTTCGCCCACGCGGGCTCGCCATTCGTCCAGACCAGAGTGATCCCCGACCCCGCCTATCACAGTAGTCACCGACGGATACTTGTTGCCCTCTGGGGTCGTGTATACGCGACCACGTTCCGTAATTTCATCTGTCAGAGGAAGAAATTGAAAGCGGTCGCTGTGCTCAAATGTCCTGGATTGAGACACGATTGAACTTCAATTCAAAATCAGGAACTTCAAGGTCGTGAAGGTCATATGAAACGGACCTGTCATAGGACAATGACACATGAGGGACATAGGTGGGCCATTCGTCCTCGAAGCCTAGTTGTTCAAAGTGCCATCTTACTTGTTGAATGTCGTGAGACTCCAACATGAGAACAGGAATATCATGGTTTTCTCCAAGCAGTTTGAAGCCCTTGCCGAAGGCTTTACCGAAAATTTCCTTATCACCATTTTTCAAGAATACAGGATTGATACTATGGAAAATCGTGGTATGAAATTGGAACTCCCCGATATTTTGGAGAGTTCCATCCCATTTCACACCAAGATTGAAACCATTCTCCATGCACCAGGCTCGGAGTTTGGTCTGTGTGGCACCATCGTAGGTGATCGAGATATATTTGCGAGTGTAAGACTCGTTGAATTGTTGAAATGATGGAATTGGCATGAGTATGAAAGAGGCTGGCCCGATCAGGCCAACTCCAATGTCCTTTCTTTGGCAATGATGTATTCTTTTACGAACCCGGACCGAACAATATCATCAGTCTGAAATTCGATGATGTCAAAACACGACATCTTTCGGGCAACCTTCAGGAAGTCTCCTAGGCCGGAATTATCTCGCGTATTACGAGAAGTCTTGAGATCGTCCTGTTTCACGTCACCGCAGAGAAGCAACCTTGAGTTATGGCCAACCCTCGTCGCAATTGTGTTGATCTCTTGAAAATTCTGATTTTGTACCTCATCAACGATGATGATACTATTATCAAAAGTCAGACCACGAACAAATGAGGTGCTCATGAACGTGATCATTCCCTTCTGCTTCATGATCTGATAGGCATCCTTGCGCTCAAATAGATCATTGACAATGTCCATGTAGGGTGCTTCATAGTAGCTCATCTTCTCAGCAAGTGAGCCGGGCATGAACCCCTGTTCACGGGATTGAACAGCTGAACGGACAATAATGATCCGTTCATATTCTCCCTTCTCCATCACGTCCTTCAAGGCAAGGTACATCGAGGCAAATGTCTTTCCGGTTCCAGCAGATCCTATAGAGGCAATATGTTTCCCGGCGGCATAGCTTTGGAACAATCGGCACTGATTATCGGTCATTGGGGTAATCCGCTTCATGGCGAATTTCCGGTTGACCAAGTAGTCTTGCTCCCTGGTGATTTGGTTCCGCTTTGCCTTTGACAGACGCTTGTTGGATGACATTTGTCGATGCTCCTTGCTACGGTTATTTAAACGGAATCGGGATGTGTTCCTTTGCCTCCTCGTGATTTGCTGCCTCTCCTCTTCCGTTAGAAAGTGTTGATGTTGCTGTGACGATTGTTCTTCTTGATCCGCCGAAGCAGTTCCCGGAAACCAGGATCCGGTTTTTTGCGTCCAAGCTTGATAGGATCCCCGATAGAGGGAGCCTTGGATAATAGCTGTTTGCAGTGGGGGTTTTCTTTCAGGAAAATCTCAAGTTCCGAGATTTTCATGCTCATCTCCCGAATCTCACCAGATTCGGTATTCTCAATATTGTATAGTGGCAAACGGTAGCTCCGCTTATATGAAAACGGCAGGGTCATCCACAAAAATTGGAACAACCCTGCCTCGAATAATGTAATTGGTCGTTCGGTATATTTAGTCCTCCGGGACCCCTTCCAATACACTATCACGCACAATTTGATATACTTCTTTCCAGCCGCTCACGCGTTGGACATCCTGCGGCATTGTCACATTGTAGTGCTGATCAAATAGCAGGGCATTGAGTCCGAGATCATCTCCCATCTTGGCATTGGTATATTTGTCTTCCAGCCAGAACAGGCCGGTATCCTTGTATTGTTCAAGAATCGGGCCCTTCATTGCCGATCGACCAACACAATCGACCTTGTAGATCAGATCACCAAAGATCCTTTTCAAATTCCTCAACCGCACACCCTGAACCGAATCAGGAACGGACGTGATACAATGAAACCTGAAACCAAATTCCTTGTTGAGCCTGTTCATGTAGTGAAATGAATCTGGCATAGGTTCCAGGTTTCGGAAAGCCCGGCTCTCGTTAAACCTCTGAGCAAGATCCCTTCCCTCCTGTTCACCTACCCCATAGGTGAGATCAGTGCTATAATCTGTCTGGGATATTTTCTCATACCCTTGGGCTTCCATCCAGGCATCAAAGGCTTTTACCCACCAGAGCATAACTCCATCTACATCGGATAGAATCAATCGTTGATCAGTCATTGTCGCGTTCCTCGAATCGGTTCATCTTGTCGGCGACCTTCTTTCGCCGTTCATTTCTCCGGTCTTTGAGTTTGTTCCGCTTTCGTTCCGAGCGGTCTTCGTCGCCCCATTCATCATAGTAGTCATCACGGAATTCACGATAGGTCTTGTTTTTCTTTGCCATGTCATTCAAAACTGATTCAGTTCACCCATGAGATTCTTGAGTTTCTTCTCAACAAAATAGGACCAGAGCTTGGATCTACCGATGCTCTTTTCGTCCCAATATGCGGCCAGAATTTTCTCCTTCAGGTCGTCCGGTGTATTTTCCAGATCAATGATTGTTTGATTGCGTTTCAACCGGGCCTTCACAAGAGGATCGAGAGATTCTGGATCGTTGATAATCTGCTCCAACCATTTGGCAGTGATTGGTTTCTGCCTCTCCCCTACCACAAGACAGTTGTCTGCTGATCTCACATTAGGAATACCATCTCCGCCGTCTCCTCTAGCAATATGCTCAAGAAGATACCGTTCGGGATTGTTATTCCGAACCCAAGTCTTCATTGCCGGATTGTATTGATCAACATTGGAATATTTGTGAAGCTGAATGAAGTCCTTGTCGCCAGATAGGATCAGGATCTTGTCAGCGCCATTATTCAATTCCACGCCATATTCATGGCATATGGTCCCGATAATATCATCAGCTTCCGCATTTGGTATCTGAATCACTGTATACGGAAAATTCTCGTGAAGTTCAGATTTCAGGGTGGCAATCGTCTCGAAGATTGAACTCCAGTCCAACTTTGACTCTTCCCGAGACTTCCGGCGATTTGCCTTGTAATAAGGGAACACGTCCCTGCGCCATGAACCTTTGTCATCACAACAGATTACCAATTCGCCATATTCATCACGAAACTTCTTTCGGGATGCCTTCAGCGAATTGAGCAGAACATGTCGCAGAAAATCTTCCGAAATATCATCGCCGTGGCCAGGACCACCGATCGTGGCAAACATGGAAGCAAGAATCACCTGGGAAAAGTCAACAAGGATCATGATTCGGGGTCCTCTTCGGTACTATCTTCTTCCCCAGCAGATTCTTCGTCTGGTTCACCACCGGGAAACATCTCTTCCGCAATGTCCTGAAGTGGATGCTCAATGTCATTGGCATACAAGTGCAGGCTCCTGATTGCTTCCAAAACGAGGATCATATGCGGAAACATGTCGTCCAGATTGTCATCAAAATTGACACCCGATCTGGTCATTTCAAAGAGAACATGGTTCCACAGAAATTCGGAAATTTCATTGGAAAAACTGGCCTTGTATTCCCGAAGTTTGTCCATGACCTCTTCTGGGGTCTGTGGCGGAGAATTAAATTTCTTCGGTTTGGGGAAGGAAACTACGGACGTCAAATTCGTGCCCTTTCAATGTGCTTAGGAGAATGTCCCAGCGAGTCTTATATGTTTGAAGTGAATGACAATGGTAGAATAGGCTAGGATTTCGGATATTCCACAGGTGTCGAAAAAATTCATCGCGGCCCATGACTTCAATAGACTTCAGAAGGTGTTTTGTAGCTTCCAAGGACAAGACCGCAAGATCATCTGATTTCCCATCAAGTGTATGCATTCCTGTATTGCACCAAGATTTTCCGGTTTCCGGGAGGGCTCCCCATGCGGAATAGATAGAAATGACACCACAGGCGATTGCCTCAATCATTGCCAGACACGAAGTCTCCGGCCAGATACAGGGATACAGAAAGAAGTGGGATTTCTTCAGCGCTTCCAGAATTTCCCCATTGGAGACCGATCCATGATAAGTCATATTTGGATCATCTTCAATGGTCTTGAATAGAGCCTGATAGGGTTCATTTCGTGAAGGCCAACCATAAAGATCAAACGATGAATACACGTCGAAGTGAATATTCTGATGGGTCTTGGCTAGTTGTTGAAATATCGGAACAGCAAGTTCCAAGCCACGATGCGGGGTCGTATGATAGATGAACCGAAGTGTCTCTTGGTCTTTGAATGGGGCTGGATCATCGATGTATTCCTGCTCAATCGCATTTTCAATGACAATACACTTGCCTAGATCAAGATCATATCGGGCGATGAATTGATCACGTTGCCAATAGGAAACAAAGACATAAGCAGCGAAGGCATCCTTGCCGATTTGAGTGTGCAGAACATTGGTCGCCGGGTCTCCAGCCAGATCATGGCAATATAGAATGTTGATCATATCCCGGATCGGTTCTTGTGGCCGCGAAAAGTGAACAGCGATCCCTTGAAGAAGGTCGGGATCAACCACCTTCAGAAACCGGTCTCGCATCAATTCAGTGCCACCACGGGCATTCTTGGTGAGAACCGAATCTTGGATCTCACCGTTGATTACCAGACTCATGTCGTCACTTCATCCGATACATATTTTTCTGACGCTCTTTGGGATGACCCAGCTTGTCATTTGCACGGACACGAATGAAACGGGCGCGGGTTTCTTCCTTGTTCGGATTGGGGATGGTCATCCAAGGATTTTGCCCTTTCAGATATGCCTTCATGATATTGATCCATTTCTCGGAAGGATCACGATCTGCCTTCATCGCATTTAGCGTTTTCTGATTGACGTTGGAATGGAGACCCTTTGAGGTGTAGGAGCTACCGGATGATTTTGGTTTACCCATGATATTACTTTCTGTCAGGTTGCAGTTGTGTTGGCTGAGTTTAGTGAGAGGAGACCAAGAGAGGTCAATGTTCGGTAGTTGAGATTCACGAGGTCCGCTTCTGGATCTAGTCTTAAGGTTCCAATGAGTCTGTCCATGAATAGGACTTCTTTGTTCTGTGACTTGGCAATCTCAATTGATTCCATCAAGGAGAACAAGTCAAATGGGTTTTCAAGATAGCGAACTCCGCCATCAGATTTTTGGTGCGACATGAAAGTGGTATTCCTATTTTGGTTGATTTTCGTGTCGCCGACAGGATTTAGCCTGTCTTATATTTTGATGGAATCTTCGAGTTCCGATCTGATGTGCAAAGCGGCTAGAGATTGTCGGCGGAGTGGGAGAGCTTTCTCCCACTCCTAATTAGCGCGGTCAATCCTCGGCCTCCGCAAAGACGGCAGACCACTCTTCCGGAGTAATGCCGGTAAGAATAAATTCCCGATCCTCTGCCGTGAGATATGGCATCAGGGCCTGGATATTATCCTCACCATTCTCCCATCTTAGGAGATCCTCAGGGTTGGCCGGAATCATCCTCTCGTGAACTTTTCCCGAAATGGCGCTTTTTCGCCGAATGATCATAGCTCAATACTCCATCTTAGCTTTCGGTATTAGTATAGCTCATATGGCCCATCTTGGCAATCCAAAAGGCGTCCACCATATCAGAAACAGGGTTCCAGTGCTTTCTCTCTACCTTATGGCCAAGTTTTTGGAATAGGTTCACTTTGGTTTCTTCCAAAAAGGCATTGTACATACCTTCCTTGTTGGAATTGCCCTTTCCGGTCGCAAACTTCTTGATTGCGGTTGGTGCAAAGATTGTAAATGGAATTTCATTCTTCCAGAGATAGAATTTCAGAAGACCCGTATTTTCACCGATCTGAGTCAGGCGATTCGTGACCGCGCTGTAAGCATATCCCTCCAGGAACGCATATTTTACCCCTGATTCGTGGAGGATATTCACTGACCACCTGGCCAAATTATCGAACCTTTCCTGATCAGTGTTCCATTCGGGATACAACGATCCCTTGATTTGATCAGTGACTATAGGATCTTTCTTGCACATATAGTGAAGTGTGCAAGATTTCCAATCCCATTCATTTCCGTCAAACACGCAGATGGAAGGTGATGTCATCGAATAGTCAATTCCCGCAAGGCGCATGGCATAGGTTCTCCACAGAAGCTATGCCTATTTATTTGGGGAATTATTCGTGAGCCGTGTTCGCGGTTTTGTAGTGCTCAAAATTGAGCTTCAGATTGTTGGTCTGCCCACACCATATTTTCATAAAATATGCAACCTTGTCCAGGTCTGGAACCTGTTCCTCGAGGTAATCTGTGAGCGACAGGATCGAGGACTTATCCACACTATCTGAATCGAAGATGATATTCAGGGCCTCTTGGAAACCACAATCTTCAACGATCATTATGTCCAAGACACGTTTTTCAAAATCTGTAATTGCCATTATTAGACGTAATACTCCTCAACAATATCTCGTGTCAGATTGATCAAATTATCCGGGGTCAGATCCGCAAGTCGAATAATCTTGTCCAGAGTCACCGGAAGATATTCAGGCACATCGTCGCTATATTGAACTTTCTTTAGGTGAGCATAACGTCCCCGGGGCTGTTCCTTGTTGAATCCCCGATAAACTTCCAGAATTTCCAAATCAAAATCCAGGACATATGCCCATTCACACATCAGTGAATCTGATGCAAATTCCTCATCATCTACCAGACGCTGAGGACCTTCATTCAAGATGATTCTGAGAATCCCGGCGCTGGTGTTACGAGAATACACGGGGTTCCGATGGTCCAGTGAGTTCAATTCGCTCTCATCTTCGATGAATTCACAACCTCGAAGATGCTTCTTGAATTTCTCCATATCACTTCGATGATTGTCGATGAACTCGGCAATATCCTTGCCCTGTCCAGCGGGATAGCCGTCCCACTGTCCGTATTGTGCCAACTTACACTCACCGTCGATGTATGCCGCAATTAAGTGCCGGGTTCCCATCTAGAGTGCTCCTTGACCGTAATTTCCTATCGTTGATTCAATTTCTGTGGCCAAATCAGAATATCCACCGATGTGCCGATCGTCCCAGAATACTTGGGGAACAGTTTTCGCGTTGGGAAGTTTGGATTTCAACTCTTCCAAGACTCCCTCTTTATCAGTGTCTCGATAATCCACGGCTAGATTATACTGCTCCGCGAGCGCGACGGCCTTCTTGCACCAGACACATCGAGCATGTCCGTAGATAGTAATTGTCATGGAAGAATCTCCTCGGATGGATATCGGGCTTCATCGAACTGGCGCATGATTTCACCATAATAAC